GTCTCCGGCGTCCACGATTACGACTTTGCCGTCCCCCTGCCGTCGCGGCTCGACGCGCTACACGACTTTGCCGTTAGCATCCTTGAACGGGAGAGTCAAAAGATTCGAGTAATCGTTTATATTGCTGAGGAGCCGCATAACCCGAGCACGTAGAACGTCGTGGCCGCCGAGTTTATTTTCCCGGGCCGTAATCAGCGATCGTACAGGCGGGCGGCGCACGTCCTCGTCGGCTTCCTCCGGGCCGTCAACGACGCGGAGCATCATCACGACGGTCATATCAGGGTTACTGACTAGTGCCCCGGGCGGACGATCTCTACTATCATTCTCTTCACGAAAGCGCACCCTACACCATGAGACACGCACGAGAGGACTACAACCGAATAGGCGACCTGATTCACAAGATTCCGGAGGACGAGCCCGTCTTCTTAATCCGCGGAAAGGATATCGTTGCCCCGGAGGTAATCCGTCAGTGGGCGTGGCGTGCCCACGAGGTGGGGGCAGACGAAAAGATCGTACTGCGCGCCCTTGAGTGGGCGCGGCACGTCGAGCAGTGGCAGACTGAAAATGAGCAGATCGATATTCCGGACCTCCCTAACGACGACGCAGAGACGGATACGGGGTAGGCAGTAGGAAGCCCCCTCCGCCGTACCGTTCTTCCTCACAACAGGCCGAGAAGCGATGCGCATCCCCGCCTACCTCCGCCACGATCCGTACGTAACGCCGAGCCCACAACGCGATCAGCGGCGGCGCTTTCTTCAGTGGCGTCACGAGCAGGCCCGGAAGGAGTACGGTCGATGGGTCGACCGTTACCCCGCCGCGGGCTCCGCAGACGGCTACCGGGATGACCCGCATCGACGCATGACGCGTCAGCAGTACAGCGTGAATCAGCTTCGCCGGAACGGTAACGGCGACGTTATCCGGCAGAAAAAGCAGGAGTTGCGGACGCGCTGGTCACTCGCCTCTCATCGTGACATTCGCCCCCTCCTATGCAAACGATAAAGCTACTCGGCGGCCCGTGCCACGGCGAAACGAAGACACAAGTCGCGCCGACGATTATCCGGCACCGGGAGCAGGACACGGGCGTCATCTACGTCCCGGCCCCCTACGTCTTCGAATGGTCGTCAGGCGAGACAACTCACCAGGTGCAAGTTGATCGCTGGGTGCCGGAGGGCGTCCCCCCGTCCCGCTTCGTCGCGTACGTGCAAGCGGAAGTTGCCGTTACGATCTTTGCCGTCCTCCTCATTCGTTCTCTCCTACTAACTCACGTCGCCGTAATGCCAGATCGCCCGTCTTCGATCGAATCGGACGCCCGTCGCCTCCGCTCCGAGCTTGCTCGACCGCTCGATGACGACTGGTTTCACCGATACCTCCGGATTACGACGAGGACCTCAGAAACGACGTACGGCAATCACGTCATCGCCCTGCTCACGCCGTTCGACGCGGATAGGAATACCCTTGCCGCCGCCCTCCGTGAAACGACACTGCTCAACGTATCACGACGCCCGGGCCGCGGCGACCGGGATGAGCTACTCGTGCACGTCGCCTGACGGGCGAGAAGCGACCTCGCCGTACGCCCCGTCCCTTTCCCCTCTCATTAACTGTTTCTCGTTATGAGCGACCACGAACGCCCACAGCCGATCGCCCGGGAGGCCGTCCTCCTCTACCTCGCGCACTTTATCCGGACCGGGGGGCAGCCCGGACGCGATCAAGTAGACGATATATTCGGCACCCCGGTATACACGATTACGCCGTGGCGCATCGAGACGCAGATCAGCGTATGGACGTTTAATCAGTACGGGAAACGGATTATGGGGAGCACCTTACACCGCCGCTGGCGTGCCCTTCGCGAACCCCCGACGACGCGCCTCGACACGCTCGGCGTGACCGTCCGCGAGCGGCCCCCGGGCGACAACGAACCGGACGGGTACAACAAAGTATGGGACTTAAAGGTCGATCACGACGCTTTCCTAGCGGCCTTGCAAGAGCGGTCCCCGTACGTCGACTACTCCTTTTGACTACTACCCCTCTACACCCTGATGATCGTCATTGACACGAAGGACGGCCAGCCGACGAACCCCGTTCGGTTCTCTCGCCGGTACAAGGCTGCGCACGTCCTGTCCGATCTACTAGGCCCCCCGGGCACGAGGGAGCTTATCGCCTTCACTGATAAGATCGGTCTCTTACAGCGGCATATTCAAGAGCCCGGGACGCCAAAAGAGCACCTTGATGTGTGGGGGAGTAAGCTTGACGCAGCCCTCGACGCGGGGGCGGAAGAGGTCGGGATGAGAGGGGTCGTCGAAATCATTCAGAAGAAACGAGAAGCAGATGAATAAATCTCTCCCCTCTCTTATGGAAGTTGATCACTACAACAAGCAGTTCCCCGGTGCGAAGACGGGTTCGTACGCCTTACACCTTAGTGACGCTGACGCGGACTCCCCCCTGCACTCGGACCCGGGGTGCGGAAAGGCGTTGCTCGGGCTCTTACTACTAGCAACACTAGCGCTCGGCGCGTGGAAGGCCGTCGAGCTCGGTCTCTCCGTTCTTACCTACCTGCATACGCTATTATGAGTAGCTACCTCCCCGACGACGGTAAGGTCGCAATGATCGTGAACGACGGGGGCCGCCTCTACGCCGTCGAGGGCGACGTCGAGCACATAGTCCTTGAGCACTACGCCCCCGTAACGGCGTCACCGAGCCACTGGCCGGAGGCACGATCGAGCGGTCGCGTCATGGAGATTCGCCTACACGTGACGGGAGAGGTCGCTGACTTTCACGATGCTGTCCGTGATACGGCTCCGCTCGACGACGGTAAGGATAGTTATACATTGCCTCAGAGCGATCCGCCACCTAACGAGGGGGAAGGGTAACCCTCCGGGCCGCGGGCCGCCTCCGCGCCCGCACGCTACCGCCTCGCGCCGCTTACACGAATTGCTACGCCCACGATGCCTGACGTCGAGCAAGAGCTACGCATTACCGTCGTCTTCGAGGAGGACGAGACGACGCGGCAAAAGACGTATACCGATCACACGAAGTTTCTGCATGACCTGCGTGAGTGGCGGCAGTACGCGGACGCTCACGACCTACGTTTTCACGAGCAGACGGAGACGACGATTCGCCTCGGCGCCCCTGAGGGACCGCTCTTTAGCTAACGCTCGTCCTCGTCGTCGTCACTGCTTAGGAGGCCCCCAACGTCAAGGATCTGCCGTACCCGTTTTAGAAACCCGACTTTCAGGTTTTCGTCGATAGACTTTAGCTCGGTTGCGGCGATAATGATGCAGGCGATTTCGTCGATCTGCTTGATCGCCGCGGCGAGGAGGGGCGGCGCGTGCTTCCCCGTCGACGCGAAGAGGCCGCAGGCGACGATGAAGATCGCGTACTCGATAAATTTAATGATTGTCTGCCGCAGCCGGAACGACGTAACGCTCTTCATCCCGTCGAGGCGGATCGTCTGCACGAGCCCGGACACGAGGTCAAGAAGCCAAAGGAGGGCGACGATGAAGAGGAGGGGGAGCGGCGTAGAGATAAGCGCCCCCTCTAATGACTCCATCCAGTGCGTCAGCGGAAGCGCGAGGACGGCGACGAGAACCTTGAACCCGAAGTTTTCTACGAGACTCCGTGCCGGGTCAAGGTAGAACGAAACGTCCACGTCATCGCTGATCCAGTTCCGGAAGTCGTGACAGGTCAGGGAGCGTTAACGGATCCGGCGTATCCGTAGGTAGTATCTCCGCCTCCGGGACACTCTCCGGCTTCACGAGCGAGCCGACGCGGATCTCCGTCTCGTCCGGGATCACGTCCCGCATCTCGCGCAGCGTCTCCGTCGAGTCAGTGACGTCCGGGTGACCGTCGTCATTTAGGTCGACCCAGTCTCTGCCCGGAAGGATACACCCTGCCACCTGAAAATAAAAGTTGCCCCGGTGAAACAGGATGTACCGTCGGCCCGGAACACCACGTAGAATAAAGTGCGGGTAGTTAAACGTCGAAGAGTCCGCGGCTCCTCGATGCCGAAGGTAATACGATTGTCGATTCCCCTCCGGCCCAGGTGGGATGCAGGAGACACGGGTCCGGTTCTCCTTCCACGGTAGTTCAACGGTGACGCACGAGAAGACTTCCTCGCCTTCATCGCGGACGCTGAGGAGGCCACGCGTCTGAACGTCACCGTAGAACAGTCGATTCACGTAGACGGTCATTCCTCGTTGTCCCCGGACTTGCTACCGTCGCCAGAGCCGTCCACGAGCAAGCCGTGCAACGTCTTCGCGGCGAGGTCGAGGCCGCGGTCGAAGATCATTTGCTCGCCAAACTCCGGGACGTACGGTACGTCGATGGCCGTGTCCATCACTTCGCCGACAAAGTCGACCCACTCCGGGACTGTCGCCTCGCCCTGCAAAAGGGCGAGCGTCTTGTCGCGAAAGTCTTCGGACACGAATCCGCGGGTCAGCCCGGATTCGAGGAGCTGCCCCACGACCTCGAACGCCGTGTCGAGGAGGGCCGCCTCGTCGCTCTCGCTCAAGATTGGAACGTCGACCGCCGTATTAATCGCATGCTTCGCGTGCCACGTCCATGTCGGGACGGAAACGTTGCCGACGAGCAGTTCAGCGGTCGCCGCCTTGAAACCGCGTCGCTTCGTCGCCGGGTCGAGCTGCTCCGGGGAGAAGTCTTCGATCGCTTCGAGGGTACTAGAATCTGCCATTGTGTAGGTGGGTGCTGTTACGTAATATGATATCGATTATGCGAATCGGGCGGCCTCGCTGTTCCCGTCCCCGCGTACGTACGAACGGGCGGACGGGCCGTTGCACTGTTCTGATTGAGTGAGGGGGAAGGCCCCGCCGCGAAGTAATCACCTGTCACGGCGACGGAGAGCGACGCCTACGCCCTGTCCTCGCCGAGCGTCCAGCAGAACGCGCCGACAACAATGCTCCCGAGTAGCAGGGCCGCCCACCCGTACCACGGCAGCCCGGAAACGAACAGGCCAGCGACGAAGACGGCCCCGCCGAGGGCGAGAACGACGACAACTTCTGCGACCTCGTGTAACCGCCCTGCTAGTGTATAGTCGAGCGGCGGACTGATAAGCCAGTGCCCGGTCAGGACGCCGACGAGGTAGCCGACGAAGAGGTTACGCCGGGCGAGGCCGCGGACACCCTCCGAGATTGTATCGATCCCTACGGCGACGGTGTACCCCTCGTAGCAAAGTGGAATTAGCAGGAGCGCGACGAGGATAAAAACGCGGGTGCTACGACTGCTCCCGGACCCGCCCGTTTGTGGAGGACTCATAACTCGTGTCGCTGTCAATAATCCAGCCGATCGTCTCCTGTAGCTCACCCATATTTGCCCGGGAGCCGCGAAGGGCGTCCTTCAGGGGAACCGTTACGACGTCGAGGTCAACGGTCTCGTCGAGGGCGTCATTCATCGCCTCTCGAAACTCTTCTTCCTGCTCAACGAGGATCGTTCGCCCTCCGCGCCCAACCTGCACTTGTAGGTAGTCGTCAAGGACGACTTCGATGTGCTCCGGGGTTTCCTCGTCCTCGTCCGTCATCTCCGCAATGACGCCCTCGCGCGTCTGCGGCTCGCCGTCCTCGATCAGGGCGTACTTCTCCGCAAGGCTGTGGCGGAGCTGCCGGACGGACGCCTGAATCGGCTTAATCTCCTCGACCGCGTCCCAAAGGGCCGTAAGGAGGGCGTCGGAGAGGGCCACGTACTGAAGATTGTTAATCATCTGCTGCCGCTGCAGCCACTCGCGCTTCGTTGCTTCCATCGTAGTAAAGTGATTAGTAGAAACTACGTTTACGTCGCAATTGGGCGAATCGGTGTGTCCGGTGGGGCAATGCGAGAAAGCCCGTTCGGGGCTTTGTTTTCGGGGGCAACCTCAGGCGGGTCAAGCTTAGGGTCGGTCGTGTTGAACGACTGCACTACTTCCGCGATACGTTCATCGTTCGTGCGGAGGTTAATAAGGCAGTGCCCCCCTACCGTCCCCCCACTGCTTTCGGTAGGGCGCTCTGCGTACCACGACCCTGGTGGGTGATGAACTGCCCACGTCTCATTGAGAACAACATTGCCGTCGGTGTCCGTTTCAAGCATCTTCTCGAACGGGTCGATCCCCGCAGCTTCAAGGGCATTCTTTGCGTCGGTAATTGCTGATTGTAAGTCTGGGGCGCGAAGGAAAAATTCCTGCATATCGAATATGCTTTTGTGTTATATGATCTTTCGGAGATCGGAGATCGGGGTGTAGTCGGGGGCGTAAGTGATTTCTTTAATTGCCCAATTCCCCGAATCAAATTTCCATCCGTTCGCGGGCAAATCATTTAAAAATGTTCCATCCGTCGTTTCTGTCACCTCTTCCTGCACGTTGCCTGCGCTCCGAGCGACGAGATGCGCGGTATTGCCTCGGCCGTCTTCGTCTATCGACGCGGCGCACCGAATAAATTCGTACGGCTCCCAATTGACATCCAGATTTAGCCGAGCGCCTCCACCCCGGAAGCTCACTCTACGTCCCTCCGCCCCCATTATCGCATTGCTCCCGTTTCGGGGGTAAAAGAATCGGGCATAGTCATACTGCGTCCCGCCTTTCCTTCGCAGCATCGCTGCCTCGAAGAAAAGCGTCGCTCTATTTGCGTTGAGCGTGTCCCACGCAGGGCCGTACAGGGTTTCGCCGTTCACCGTGGTCGTGCTTCCGCTGCACACCACAGGCTCTGCGATTGAGCGTTGGTGGGTCACTTGGGCATGGTGGCAGATTACGTCTTCGTTATTGTCGTTCAGGTCGGGCCATATTGATACTTCATAGGAGTTGCCCGAGTAGTCCGCGCCCCCTATGTCTGTAGGATCATACCGGACAAAAAGAATGACTAGGGGATTCCCGTTTGGCCCATTCTCCGTTAACCGTATACTCTCTACGTATACCTCGTTGCCGTTTCCTGACAAATTATCGTTGGCATAGTTATACGTGAGAGCAAATAAATTGTTAAAGTTAGTTTTCTCTCGTGCGTTAAATGATACTTTTGGGGATGATCCCTCTTCTAAAATTACAAACGCAGATTCAAGGTTAGAAGATAAGTTAGCACTTACTCCTTGAACTATTCGATCCCCATAACTCGCGTTGTTGCCTGACACTCGTGCTGCGCTCTCACCCGCAATGATGGATGTGAGTGTGTTGTCGTCTACACTCGCCCCGTCGTTTTTCCAGTTGCTAAAATCGCTGCTCCAATCCAGCAAATTCGTCACCGCCTCATTGTTGAGCAAAAGCGCCTGCCCGGGGCCATAGATACGTGGCTCTCCTGCGGGGACTTCTTCCCACCGCCCGTTTTGGTTGAGGGTGCGGCGCGGACTGCCTCGATCAAACGTCGCCTCGGTAGGCAGCGGCTTGTCGTATCCCGGTCGAAGTGTCCAGGTCGGGCGCGGGGTATTCGCATCAAGAATCTCCTGTACGGTCGGCATTAGGCGCAGTTAGAGGTGAAGGTAGAGGTTCCAGGCGAGATTATCAGTCCCCGTATTCGGCGAGTTCTTGTACTCAATCGTTACCTCCGTAGCGGACTTCGAGGCGACCCAAAAGGTGCCCTTCGCATCGGAGGTTTCGGGTAAAACCTGCGCAACCGTAGGGACAGCCCCTAGATCGTGCGTAAACGTAAACTGCTTCCCCCCTCCTCCAGATCGCGTGACCTCTTTCGCCTGCTCCCGGGTATCAAGCTTGTCGACGGCTCGACGAAGTACCTGTATCGCAGCGTGTAGGGTACTACGCCTAAGCTGAGCCACCGTCGTCTCCTGCGCTGCCGCTGCCGGAAGGGCGTGATCGACGCGACTATCCTGTGGGTGCGCCTGAATACCGTACGGACCGACGCCTCGCACGACATTAAGCCGCCCTGCGGCCTCATCATTCACGCCAACGACGCGAACGCGCTCCTTGCGCTGCCCGCGCTCGATACGAAGGGGGAGGCGTGCCCCAGCCCGTACCTGATCCGCGAGCGTCGCGGTAAGGGTATCGACCTCGATTACCGTATTACCGGAAGTCCCGCCGAGGTCCGCCGTCAGGTGCGTCGGGAAGAAAACGTCCGTATAGTCGTATCCCATGAGGCCGGGGCGTTATGAGCAGTCTTATACGTACCGGAACATCCCGTCCGGGTCCGTCGAGTAGACGATGTCACTCCCGTTCGTCGCCCGGTTATCGTCGAGGCTGTCCCATGCGATGAGCGGCGACGACGGATCATCCGTGATCTCCGCGGCGAGCACGACGTACCCGACCACGTCGTTATTTGCGGAGACACCCCCGCCGAGGGACGGCCACGTAATGTCGTCAAAGTCGAACTCGACGTGCGGCCCCGCGTCCTCACGCCGGAGCGTTCGGTTCGTCGGCGTTTGTCGACTACTGCCTCCGTACCCGCCCGCGTAGTTGTCCGCATCGAGTTCATCCGCCACGATGTCCCCGATAAAATCGTGGTTCGTGGCGGATGGCGCGTACGAGTCGCTCATAAGCAGGGCGACGACGTTCCCCGCGTTGAGCAGATCGATGGTCTGATCGACGGGGATGATCTTGCCCTTCTGGTAGATGTCTGACATGACTACGTAAGGTCGCGTTCTGATTGAATGAAGGCCGTATCGACGGCTCCGTTAATCGCGTCTTCTACGCGAAACTCGACGTCGATAAAAATCTGATCGAGGCGAACGGTCGCGCCGTACTGCCAGTATCGATCCTCATCTCGCGTCACCTCCTCAACGGTCAGGTCGTCCCCGGAGTACGTCCGCTGCTGCTTTCCGAGCACGGATAGGACAACATCGGCAGGATTTACCTGAGCGTCAAGGAGCCAACCGATGAATACCCGGTCCCCAACCGTTACCTGCTCGTCCGGGCCTGCCGTTGGCGTAATCTCGATGCGCGTCATTACGCAGGTGGGTGTAGGTCAGCGTCTTGAATACGAGCGCTCGTCACGTTTGCCGGGATCGTGCCCCCTCCGGCCTCAACGGCCACAACGGCAAGGACGCCGTTCGCCGTTACGTCTACGCCGTTCGTCTGCCCGGGAGCCGTCGTCAGCGTAATACGACTGTGCACGCCCGTGACCGCGGTTAAGTCCGGGCTGTTCGTCGTCCCAACCGCTCCGGCCCCGGTAATGGTCCCCGCACTACCCTCCTGAAACGCAACAGTCACCCGTGTGCCGCCGACGAGGGGGGACAGGAGGGCTGTCCCCCTCGCCCCGGCAAGGATCGCCGTAAGCGCGCCTACGCCACCCGTGCGCGCCGCGACTTGTAGCGCCCCCGTCTCACCTTGTACCCGGGCGTCGAGCGCGGTGCGGTCCGCGTGCCAGATCGTGCCGCCGATGACTTGTTGCATATCAGTTAAGCTATCGTATATTACGTTATTTTGCTAGCTGAAACCCTATACTGATCTCCGTTCTCATCTATGAACCAAAGATACGGCCTTTCTTGATTATCGGATACCTCTTTCGTATAAAGACGAATTCCGGTAGGTGGCGTTGGCGGCGACGGCCCTGTACCGCTACTATAGTCGTAGACGTTTTTGAACCCCAGGTAGTCATCAAAGGGGTCGAAGTCAAACGCAATACCGCCACTGTCCGCGTTTCGTATATTCAACTTACTACCGTCGCCAGTGAGCGTCATGTTAATCTCATTACCTCCGTCCTGATCACCAATTAGCTCGATCCGGGCAAAGTTATCCCCCGCCCCCGGCGTTACCCCCTCTCCGTAATTATACGTTGTCAGGATCGTTCTCGGGTCAGCTGACCCACTAGCGTACATGCTAAACGCCATCTGATCGTTGTGGACGTACATCTCCCCCTGTATACCACTAGACAGGTCCGGCTTACGCCAGGTGATCTCGCGTGCCTCCGCCCGTGTTGAATCCGTTGCGCGAAGCTCAATTCCCTTCGAGCTAAATCGATAGTTGGGCGGGGATACGTCGTCAATAATTTCTCCCGCCGTCCCCATCGTCAGCGTCCCCTCGATCAGTACGTCTTTCAAGTCAAGCTCGTCAATAAATACGGACGGATCACTCGTCCCGGAGTCCTCGACCTTAAACACCGGATTTCCGCCCTGTAGCACCTCGAAGAGAACGCCTGAGCTTGCACCTCGCGCCAATACGTAGTCGCCGCTGCTCGACCCGCGTACCTTCATGATCGGGGTGGTATTACTACCGCCTACCCCAAAGATCGCTGTCTCGTTCGCGTCGACGGCATCAAGACCCGACCCTATAGCTACGTCTAAGACGCCGCTGTCATTAAAGTGCTCGATTCGATTGGCCCCGATCTCGAACGAGGCAATTCGCTGCGTTTGCGGGCGTATCGTAATCGCGTCAAAGAACGTTGCTCCGCTATTCGTCGTTGCGTCCCCGAGTAGACCAAGGTAGTCACTCCCACCACCGCTAGGCTCCGGCACCTCGTAGGTAAACCGGAACGACTGCCAGTTGCTCGTTGGGAAGAATGACCGCCAACCAGAGTTCCCAACGTCCGCCGTCGAGTACGCGACG